GACATGAGTCGCTATGTAGCGATACTCCCATCCGGGTTCAGGGGTAGGATCGGGCAACGCACTCGAAGGTTTATACACGTATCGAGCAGGTATCTTGTCGCGTGACGCATTATCACGAGGGGTGCGGTTTTCAGCCATTTTGATTCTCCAGTTTTAAAACTTCAGCAACGTATTTTTTAGGGTCAAGGTTGTACTTTTTAATCAACGCAGCTTGTGATTGCGTTAACTGTATTTTCCTCGTCCCTGTTGAACGTGACGCAGGGGCCACCACAGAGGAAGGCCGCCTTGGAGTCTCAACCGACCTTGGCTTGTCTTCGTTTCCACCGAAAACTTCAGGGAACTTCGACTTCACGCGAGCATTAATCTGCTCGAAATAATCATCGGAGCTAGGATCGACTCCGTTGTTGACTAGTTTTTGATGCAGCCCTAGTGCAAAGCTGGTAACTTCCTCGAACCCGTCTGAGCCAAACCACTGGTTTTTTGCTTGCCAGCGCAAGGTTTTTTCGTCAGCTCGCACCGGTTCGGGTGCTTGTTGACGCGGTTGTACCTCAAATTTTTCAGTTTGTAAAGCGGGTGGACGAAAATTTTGTGCTTGTTGCAACTTCATCTTTGCTTCAAACAGCTTTTCTTGTGCGGCAATGATGGCATCGGTGTCAAAAGCTTCTTGTGCTGCCTTGTATTCCCGACGGGCATTGTCCAACTCCGCCTCTGCGGCTGTTTTGGCCATAGCTCCGTACTGCTCTGTACCACTGCTGACGTATTGTTGAAGCTTTTTATTCTCTTCAACATAGTGCTGTGCAAGACGCTCAAGTTCTTGTTTCTCCCGTAAAAGAGATTCTTTGGCACGGCGTTCGTCGTGGCGGGCATGGGTCAGTTCCTTGATGCGTTTCTGGGCACCTTGGGTGTATGACTCAATCTCGTCGTCTGTCGGGTCTTCTACTTCCCGATCAAGTGGGCGACGACCACGATCCTTTTCAGGTGTGTCATCAACAATCTCAATTTCGACATCGTCCTCGGTTTCAATCTCAACCTTCTGGTTCTTGTCGTCCTCAAGTTCGTCGGGGAACTTATATTGCTCTGCCATATCTGCTCCTTTAAGCGCGGGTTAACCCACGAGGGTCTTGCACAACAGCGTCCACTTGGTCATCATTGATGAGCCGGAACTCTTTTCCAAAAATCTTGAATCGCGTACCGGAATAGGTACGAACGAGAACAAAGTCACCTTTCTTGCACCACGCGCCTGCGGGGAACTTGGTTGCGTCTTTGTACGCGTCTGGGCCAACATCGACAACAAACAGAACCGTTGTGGCGTGTTCTTCTTGTCGCAAAGTAGCTGTGGCTTTCACGAGATCAAGCTCAGTTCCATCAATCTTGTCAGAGATGTCAGGCACTGCACACAGCAGTTTCCAGCCCGTTGGGGTCGGAAGCATCGTGGCTTTCTCTTCGTTTGTTGCGTCTTGCGCTGGCGCTTCGACGGGTTGGATTGTTTCAGGCAGGGCATACTGCCCCGGTTCTAGAACGGTGTCATTCATCGGTTTCTTCAACTTTCTGTGCAAGGTCAAGTAGATAACGCTCTGCAAGGGCTAGACCCTGAATAATCCCGCAGAGTTTTTGGTACTCTTCAAAAGTGCGACATGCCCCACCAGCGCAGTCATCTGCGTAGTTGTTCATATCGGTGCGTAATTTTTCGCGCAATACGCGTGCGAATTCTTGGATCATTTAGTTGGTTTCTCCTGTGGTTGGTTCCGTTGCTGCATCTGCATTTGTTCGCGCTTGGTCTTTATGTCCCCAGCTTTTGCAAATGCGGTTATCTCGGCATTTTGTTTTTGTAGTTTGAGTTGGCCAGCCTTGTTCATGGCATCCACTTCCAACCGCTTGTTCTCAAGGCTGAGCTTGCCCTCAACTTCTTGTTTCTTCAACGCCAGCTCCTGCATCTTGATCTGCAACTCTTGCTGCTGCATCTGGATGAGCGGGTCTTGCTGTTGCTGCTGAGCCTGTTGTTGAGCTTGCTGCGCTTGACTCTGCTGGAGTACTTGTTGTGCGGCCTGCGCCATCATGCTGGAGAGTTGAATCTCCATCTCTGGCGGCAACTTCTCGTCTTCCGGTGGCAGGGGCATGCCCATCTGTTGCTCAATCTTCTGGCGATACGCAAAGCCAACGTGCTCGGCAACGTGGGCCATCATGGCTGCTTGAATCTGTGGGGCCTTGGGGTTCTGGCCAACCAACTGCATGACGATAGGGTCTTGCATCGCCATCATGTGCACCTTGATATGTGACTCATGATCTTGGTAGAAGAACGCTTTCATAGGCTCCAAACGCAACGCGGCCATGTTCTCAGACACAGGGTCTTTTGGTTTCTGGTCGTCCGGCAGGGGCACCAGCTTGTCGGCATCCTTGATACCCAGCACCGCCAACATCTGCCTGTGAAGCTGCGGCAGGTCGTAAATGTCTGGAGCCATCTGCGCCATCTGTATCACAGCTTGGTACTGCACAACCCGCTGGCTCATGGTTGCTGCGTTGGGGTCGCTCACAGGGATGATGTCTACGTGGTCGTAGTCAGCAGCCTTGGCTTTACGCGGCGCGTCGATGGGGTCGTAGTCGTATGCAGGGTCTGTGTAGTCGCGGATGATCGCGGCCAACAGGCGCAACTCTTGTTTGAATGTGTAGTGCAGACGGGCTTGAACTGCCGTCATCACCTTGAGCTGGCGCTCCAACAGAGCCAGTGTTGTGCCCACAGGCGCTTGGGCAGACATGTCTGACACCTTCATGTCGGCGGTTGCAGCAAACCTGCGGCCCTCCTCCACAATCTTGTCCATCAGTCCGGCCAGCACCATGCTGGGTTCTTTGTATGGCAGGGGCAAGATGCTGTCGCGCAACGCCCCCGAACCAATATCTACGTCGCGCCACTCTCCGGGTGCAATCGGTGTGTCGTCGCCTTTGATGCGCATGCCTCTGGACTTGAGGCCCCCGGGGAGGTTTGAGAGAGTGCCTGCGTCAATAAGCTGGCGCATGAGACTCGTGGCAGATTTGGCATACCCTCCAATGAGATGGAAAAGGCCGAAGCCGTAAGCTCCAAAACCCGGGATGTATTGATAGTGAACAAAGTGTTGTCGTTTAAGTTCAAGTGGATCTTCCTGTTCCCAGTTTCTACGGATGGCCAGAACATCGTTCGAGCCTTTGATTAGGGTAACTACGTATGGCCTTGTGATTTCTGTTGGCTCGTCGTCGTCGCCCATGTCTTCGTCGCCTTTGAGCACCAAGTCAACGTGGGCCTCATACAGCGTGTATCGGTCATCGTTCAGGTCGGAGAACCCTGTCTCTTTGTCCTTGGCCTTCTTGATGTTGTCTTGTTCTCTGCTGGGATCAGGCAGCTCAATGTCACGGTAGAAACCCGCTTTCTGGAGCTTGATGATCTCGTTCTTTGTCTTGCGCATGACGTGCGTCAGGCGGTAGCAGGTGTCCAAGTCGGTCGTGCCGTAGGGCAGGATGATGTCTTCTGCCGGTACAAATATTGATACTTGACGGCCAAGGTTCGGGTCGTAGTACACCTTCTTAAACGCTGAGCCGGTAGCTGGCAAGCTCCACAACATGCGCTCATGCTCGGGGCGGAACTCACGCATGACCTCAGTCAACTCGTAGTTCATGTCTTCTTGGACACGCAGAGCAGCTTCTTGCTTGTCCGGCGTTTCTTTGCCCAGAATTTTTGTACGTACCGGCCCTTGCGCGGGGAATGTCTCCGTGATGGTCTCTGATTGGAAACGCACCACAGCCTCGGTAATCATGGGGTGAAACACGCCAGACGCGCCGTTCCACGGCTCCGTGCGTTCTTCGTACTGCAAACCCAACAGTTTCAAACCTTCTGTATAAGCTTTCTCCCAGTCCTTGCGAGAGTTCTTGTCTTGCTCAATGTCTCCGGCCAAGTCAGAGGCCATCTCCATGATTACATCTTCTTCCAGTGTGTCAGCCAAGTTCTCGTTGAACTCGTCGTCTTCTCCGGGAACAATGCTCAGTTCCATGTCTCCAATTTCAATATTGACCGCTTCAGGATCAATGATCTCAATCTCAATTGCCTCTTCATCTTGGGCAAGTTCCTCCATGCCCTTGGGTTGTTGAAACAGCGCTTTATCAATATTGGTAGCCATCATTTATCCTCAGTAGTACGCCGCAGATCGGCGTTTAAAAAATCTTGGTTCGTCTGGCTCATCTGTGTCAATCCTGATGAAGCCACCTTGTCTGACTCGAAGCAGTGCTTGGGTGGTCGTGTCCACGTAGTCATCGTTCTCCCCCACAGGGAAGGCCGCAACTTCCTCAATGACTTCTCGTGCCCAGCGTGTGTCAGGTGCCCATATCAGCCCGGAAGCAAACATGTCAGCCACGGCGTTGACACGCACCATCTTATCGTTTCCACGGCTGGGTGTAAATTCTTGTACAGGGATGCCCATGTTGCGCAGCTCTTGGATCAGCGGGCCACCAGCGGCTTTCTTCTCCACAATGAACGCATCCGGCTCCCACTCCGTCCATTGTTTGAAGGCCACTTGCTTTAGCTCCGGGAACGCCATCCTGTCTTTGAACGCGTCCAGCAGAATCACCTGCGCCTTGCTGTTCTCTTCCTCGTTGTAGAACACGCCCCATGTTGTGCACGCACTGTAGTCAGATGTGCTCTTTGTCTCGTGCGCCGTGTCCCAGCTCTGGATTATGTACTCACAGTCAGGCGGTGTGTCGCTTGGCCAGATGCGCCAGTGCTTTCTACTGATGATCGCCGCCGTGTCCGAGGTAGGCTGCTGCATGTACTGCGCGTTCCAGTACCGAGGATCCATTGAGGACTTGGCTGACTGGAGGGCCTCCAGCGGCCACTGCTCTGGCCAGAGCGATTTCTCGTTCTCTGTGTTCTCGTTCAAGATGGCTGGGAGTTCTACAATCTCCCACTGCGGCGAGTCTGGGTTGTTGACTTGGTACTGGATCAACCGTCCGGTCAAGTCCAGTGGCCCCCAACGTGTCATGACCACAATGATGCCGCCGCCCGGCATCAGCCGCTGCAACGGGCCGGTCTGAAACCATGACCACGCGGTGTCAAACGCCAGTCGGCTGTTTGCCTTTACATCTTGTTCCGAATGCGGATCGTCAATAACAAAAAGGTCAGCTCCGCGACCAGCGAGAGCACCGCCAACACCAGCAGCGTAATACTGACCACCGGCAGCAGTACTCCACTTTCCAGCAGCTTTCTGGTCATCTGCCACAAGGGTTTGAGGGAATAGTTCATGGTATTGCTCGTCGTTGATAAGGTTTCGTACCCGACGACCGAAGTCCTCGGACAGCGATGCCGTGTGCGTTCCCATGATGATTTTCTTATTAGGGAAATTACCTAGAAAGAACGCGGGGAACAGATAGCTGGAGAACTCCGACTTACCCATACGCGGCGCGATGTTGATGATGACGCGCTTTTTTTTGCCGTCAATCACATCCTGAAATATCTTGGCCAACTTTCTGTGGTGCGGCCCGACCTTGAATCCGGGGTAGACGTGCTGGGCAAACTTAATCATGTCCGTGCGCCCGGCCACCAACGAATACCGCTTCTCCCGTTCCTCCAACATATCCATGAGTTCAATCTTTTCCTTGAGACTCATGGTGGGGAGGGCGCGCTGAATCGCCTGTATTTCCCCAATGTTTAACGTTAGACTTTCAAGATTCATCGGGAGTAACCGGTAAGGGGGTGCTAACTTCTATGTCTTCAATGGGTTCAGCGTCGGTCACGCCCATGAACTTGGCTAGCTTGTCTTTGAGCTTTTTGTCGATTTCTTCGTCGGTCAGGTCTGTCTTCTTGACCTCGATCTTGTCGGTGAACAGCCCGACTTCCGTGACCTTGCCCAAGAGGCCCAGTGCTTTCAAGCGGATGTTGGCGTTGGGGTGTTCACATTCTTCCAACAGCTTGGCCACAGTGTACCCGCGCAGTTCTTTGGCTTGCTGTACAAATTCCCAGTCGTAGGCAGTCAGCATGCCCACCAGATGCTGCACCGCAGCAGGCGTTTTGATCTGGGTGAGATGGTCGTGCGTGATTTCTGCTGGCGCGGAAGAGATGAGGTTTGTGAAAGATGCCCGCGCCGCTTGGACTTCGGCTTGGTTGACCACGGTATCTGTGTCAGCGGCTCCCAAACCTTTGAGCCACTCGACCGTGTTTACTTTAGCGTCGACTACGTCCGCCGGATGTTCTTTTTCAAGCGGCGTAGGTTTACCAGAGTGGGTGACCACTTCGGGTTCAAATTCAATAAGGTGTTCTAACATTGGCGCATAAGTCCCTTGTACCTGCGATGCGCGGAGTGTATACTATTTGCAGGTAATGTTGCAAGCAGTTGCTTCGTTGCTTCTCCTCAGTTGTGACCCAACTGTTAATACCCCCTGTCAGAAATGGCCGGGGGTTTTTTTCTTTCTGCTATGTCCAATCTTGGACAAGAGGTTATTTTAAATTTTTTAAAAAATTTATGGGGTGGGTGTGATTATCACGAAGGGGGGTATGGTTTAGCAGTTAAGTATTACAAAAGTGCTGAGAATGGTTGGGGAATAGTGTTCATATAGTGTAGTGCTGCTGTCTCATATCAGGGGTGATGGGGGTACGGTGGGGTCTAAGGTATTCGATTATCAGGCTCTCGTAGTACCTCCGAATACCCCTTCCATACAATAGAGGTATCGGTTCGGGGCACATTGCCTACGACGGTACGGGGAAACGACTTCCCCATTCAAGGAGTAACACAATGAGCAAAGCAACAAACACAAACACAGCAACTATCCACAGTGCACTTGACGCAGTGCACACATATGCGGAGAAGATTGCCATATTGCAGAAAGCCTTCAAAGGCAAGACTGCGGACGAGGTGCGTGAGGCCATTCGCCCAGACGTGGCGAGTTACAAGAAGTACGCTGTCCCATTCGTGGACGGCAAGGGCAAGGCAGTAGGCACGAAGGTACTCGATAGCACACACCCACAGTATGAGAACTGCCGCAAAGCGGTAACGAATCTGACCAAGGCTATCGTGGGTAAGACTGACGGGGCAACCGAGGAACTTGAAGTGCCCGCAGAGATTCTTGCCGCCGCCGCGAAGCTGGCTAAGTTGTGTGCTCAGTACGAGGAGTCACGCAAACTGGCGAGCACTGCAATTGCTCAGGCGTTTGCCAAGTGAATGGGGAAGTCAGTTCCCCGTTGTTTTTTCTCGGGCGGCACAGGCGTGAGGTCTGGCCGCTGTTCTTTTCTTTGTCCAACTGGAGATTATCATCATGAAACTCAAAACCGCACAGCTTCACATCGAACAGATATGGGGCACAGCCAACTCAGTATGGGTTGTCATTCGCTATCGGGGCAAGGCCATCGCTGGCTTTGATGGGCACAAAGCAGACTTGCGCGAACTCGTAGCCAATGCCCACAGAGTAGCCAACAACCTTGGCTACAAAGTCAACTCAGAATTACTTTAAGGAGAACACCATGTCACGCACCTATTACAGCAAAGCCAAAATCAAAGCCCTCAAAGACCTTCGCATCCTGCGAGATGAGATAGTCGCATCCATGCCCAAAGGCAAGACCAAGCAAGACCTCATGGACAAAGCCCGCAACCGCACCGACCTCGACCATTGGAACGATGCCATCAAAGGCGTGAAACAGATGCGCTTGCTTTGAACGGGGAAGTCAGTTCCCCGATGTCGATTTTAAGTGTTCTAATCTTAGCTTCCATGATTCATCCCCATGTACAGAATTAAAGTCAGCGTTTTGACCAGCAACCACGGGCGTTCAGTTAAAAATTGTCCTACTATACATATATATTTATATATAAAGAGATAAAGGAATGTATCTGTATGTGCAAGCACTCGAATGTCCGTGGTTTGTTTTGGCTTCTGTTCCTCTGGCGTGTGTTGACTGGGAAAAAGATAGATAGCTGGACAAAAGAACAAAAAAACTTCGGCAACCCCTGTAAACATTGAAAAAAAAACTGTCTTGTTTTCTGTCTATGGTGTTACAATGACGGACACTATCCATTTTTTTCTTTTAGAAAGGTCATAATGATATGGGTTACAAGTACGAACACCTGATGAAACTCACCCCGAAAGCTCTGCACAACCACGGCGAACGCCTCAAGAAGAAGGGCGTTCATGCACTCATCGTTGCCGAGCGCATCCGTGAAGTCGAGGAACAGAAAGCACTCAAGCGCAAACGGCAGCTTCATGCGGCACAGATGCGTAGTCAGTGGGGAATCATAATGATACCTCTCATGCGTGAGAAGAAAACCGTGCGCTCTCTTCTGCTGTACAAGAACTCGAAGTCATACGAGGAACGCAAGACTGCGCTCGAAGGGTACATGCTGGTGATTGAAAGAGTCGAGCACAAACTCAGGGAGATTATGCGAACGCAACCCGCACCGAATGAAAACCCATTGACCCCGATGCGGCACGACAACACGAAGAAACACTGGACGGACTATGTCCCGCAACGCATCAAGGACGAGGTATGTCTGCTGTTCGATGCGATACCGCACTACCCGAAGATGAAGGTCAAGCACCCATTCCCACGCACCATGCCCGAGGACTTGCACCGCACACTGAAGAACCGTCTCATCAAGCGTACTGAGAAAGACCTACGCAGAGCCAAGCAAGATGTCTTGCTCAACCCTGATGACGCGAAAACGAAAGAACTTGTCCAACGAATTACAAAGGCGCTCGACTACATCGACAACCTTGAAACAAACGAGCCTGTGCCAGCGACATGGCATGGGCTGTACTAAGCCCCGTCTTTGACGGGTGTCAACCCTTTTTAAACATCGGGGAACTCACTTCCCCGTTCATGGTGCGTAGCATTTTGTCAGGCGATGCCGCGCACTACCCCGAAACTAGCCTGACATTCGTAACTGAAGGAGAAACAACATGAACCAGCAAGCATTCAAAGAGATGGGAGAACTGCGAGAGGCAGTCAAGAGGTATGAGTGGGCAGGAGAATTCTTAAAAGCGGCGCTGATTCATCAGCTTTATATTGAGTTGTACCTGCGCTCTAACGGCTTGCCCGTTGGTGAGTATTGGAAACTAAATTAACAATCAAGGAGAAAACAAAATGAAAACAGTATCAATCGGATTTATGCGTGACGACGGCGACCTTGCTTTGTTTGCCACATTGAACAACCTCGATGAGCACATGAAGCAAGATGAATTCAAGAAGTTAGTTGGCAGCGTTGCGTCTGAGTTGTGCAGAGCAACAAGAAGAGAAGTGCAGGTGCTTGAGCGAGAAGATGCGCCTGACTATGTAGAACTGAACCTAGCCTGACATTCGTAACTGAAGGAGAAACAACATGAAACTGACAGTAAACACATTGGACAACGCAGTTAAGAGCGCAGTCGTAGACATTGGCAAGAACAATGGCTACGTGGAAGTTTTTATAGACAAGGGCATCGTGCACCTCAACGTGTTCAACAAGCAAGGCGATGTTGTGCACGAGTGGGCGCAGACTACGAAAGCAATGAGAGGAGAAAGCAAATGAGATACGCAACATTGATGGAAGCCCAGATGGGTGAATGGCCTGACAGCTTAGTGCTGACTGACGCACAGATGCGAGAGGCGCTGGCGACCGAAGTGCCTGATTGGTTGGCCAACCACAAGTTCGAGGACTGGAAAAAGTACGACGCACGTCATGAGATGGGTTGGTACGCCAGTATGTATTACCAAGATTGGAAACACGTACAGATTGAACAAACCCGTGCACAGTGGGCACGCAGTGCGTTCCATTACCGAAGCGGTGACCCCGAAGGTTTCTTCTATGCCTGTGGCAAGCGTGCCAATGGGACATACCTGTACGTAGGGTTTCGCTTCGGCACAGAGGGCTGCGAGTACGCATCGGGGTTCGAGGGAATGACATACACACCACAAGGAGAAACACAATGAGTGAGTACAGAAATTTATGTAGTGATAAGCAAGCGAGGGTGTATGCCTGCGCCGAGGCGATACGAGTAGGCGACTGCCTGCCTGTGTTTCGTTATTTTGGTAGTGACGCACCTAAGTTCTACGCAGAGGTGCTCGCGCCTATCAAAGAACGATTCACGATGGTGAGCGGGTATTGGGGCGTGATGCAGAAGCACCCACGCATTTATCTTTTTGTTATGGGGGAATGAAATGAGAGCAAAAGCCGTACTGAGTCACATATTCCTGAGCCTCGTGCTCTACAACGCAATGGCAGTTGGAATCAACCAAGTGATAGAGCTAGGTGGTGGTTACATCTGGATATTCATGGCGCTTGGCAGTGCGTTCCTGTTGGGGATGCAAGTCATGCTGGTGGTAATTGAATGCAAAGGAGAAACAACATGAGATTAGATACTGTGATGAAAGAGACGCTTGAGTACATCAACGGCGAGTTAGTAGGTGTTAAGAAACGCTTGCACTATGTCGCTAACAACATTGACGACATACGGGAACGCGACAACTGTTGCGAACAAGTCGAACAGGCTATCAACAAACTGCGTGCGTTGATTAGAGAAAC